ATCGAACCACGTTGGTATCAAATCTAGTAATCAACGTACCAAGTAATCCTGAGATCTTTGTGTAATGATCTATTACTAAGCTATTCCCGCCCAAAGAATAGTTATAATCAGTATCTATAGCAAATATCCCTTGAGATTCTAATGCAGCAATTACAGCCGCATCAGTAAGAATCATCCCGTATTGTGCCCACGGGAATGTAATCGGAGTAAGTGCAGTATATGGGGGTACAAGGTTTATAAACTGTGCACCACGTTCTAAATAATAAATAAGATGTTTGTCGTCGTATCCATAAAATAGTTGAACAGCCGGTTCAAATTCAGACTTGTCCATATTTTCAATATCATCAGATACCGATTTTCTAGCTTTGTCTACTTGCACGCGTAAGGCGGCTGCACGTGCAAACATCTTAGAAGGTTCACTCTTTATAAATATCTGATTAGTAACCACTTCACTTTCTAAAACACAACGCCATGCTGCAATATATTCATCTGGATAGGTGGTCGTATCAAATGAAAATTGATAAATGCCAGTAGAGGGATGTAGAATACCTGTGCCACCATCTGTATTAAAAGTAGTAGTATATTTTACTGAGTCGTCCTCAATATCAATAAGATTAAACGTGCTTGTACCAATAACATCTGTAAGTTCTTCTGTTTTAGGATCGCGTACATAGGCAGTTAACAACTCGGTAGTTCCAGTCCTAAATACATCAAAATCTGTAAATGATTGAGGCACTTAGCACTCTCCTTAAAATGCTTCCGGCAGTATCTCTCTAAGCTCTTCTAACGTATATCCTCTAATCTGCCTGTTAAGCTCTTGTCTAATCTTTTCTGATTCAGACAACTCTTCTTCTAAAGCTTCAGGAGCAGCTTCATCCTCTTCATCTCCCCATTCGAACTTTTCTTCTATAAATTTTTCTATTCCAGGAAATTCTTCGGATTCAGGTCGAGCTATTTCCTCCTCCTTTTCGTATTCAATTCCTGTCCCATGCATATAGCTAGAAAGAGAATAATGAAAATCGTCCACAACATCGGAGACTGCTTCTAATATTTCCCCCAATTCATCGATATCCCTTTCTTCTAGAGCAGTACCTAATTCATATATAACTTCCAACCGTTTTGCTATATCATCTGTTTTTTCATGGATGGCTGCGATCAATTCGTTTACTTGATCAAGTTCGTATGCCTTTTTGTTCATGCTATCCTCCACTAAACAGTATCTTCTTCAAGTCACGAACTGCCGCATCAAATCTCCGAGCTTCTGAATTAATAAAATCTGCTTGTAATCTCTGCGCTCCATGCTCTCCTAAATCCAATATAAACTTAAAAGATGTTCCTAGTTTTTTATGTACTTTCAATTCGCAGCCACGCATTATAAGATAGGCCGCAAGGCTAAGATCATTAGTAACGAATTGATTATTTTCCATTTATTGCCTACTTTTCGTTTTCGTTTAACTCTTATTTCTGTATATTCCAGAAATCAGTAATAAAAGCAATATGTCCCTTCGTGTCTTTTGTTACCAACATTTCGATATTATTATCATTATCTCTTACAACTTCTGTAATTTCGAAAACATCATTTGGAAACAGCCCATGTTTTATCGTATTTCCTTTAATAAAGTTTTCAGCAGGAGGATGTCCTAATGCTTCTGTTTCCAAATTATAGGCTTTACGATTAAGATTAGATGCTACGGTTTTTATTTCACTCTTTCCTTTTGTCTTCGACAGCAAGAATTCACTATACAAATAGAACCCTAGATCTTTCACACGCGCATTTACAAATGCTACAGCTTGACGAATATCTTTTATTTCTGCAGCACGTTCTAACATAGCAATAAAACCGTTTTGGGTAATCCCACGGACAGTGTACCATTGTTTATTCTTTGGATCATTCGTATGATTCTTTCTAATCTTTTCTAGAAATGTACCAAAAGAGGCATCTGCACCTATTTTAAGCAACTTTACATTTCCATTAAATGTAGAGAATAAGAAGCGATGAAGGCTCTCATACCATTCTTGGGGGCATTCAACCCCAGCACTTTTCGCAAAGTCTAATATTTTATCTATATCCCCATTCATTTCTTCCCAAAAAACTTTCCAACCAGCCCTATGCTCATCAGGAAAATGATAAAAATTATAGGGCGGTTGTTTCGTCCATTGGTGCTTTTCAGCAGTAAGCAATGGCATGAGCAACTCCTCTTCTGAAATAGGAGGGGGAGAAGTCTCCCCCTCCTTACAAAACTTACTTATTTGTAGCGGCTTCTACAGGATCATCCTCTGCTGCCAGATCAGCCTGCAGAATCTTGTTCTGCTGGTCCTTCGCCCAGCGCTTAACACCATTGTAAACACCGTTCATCATCAGATAATTATAATCATCCAACTTCAGAACGGTTTCCTGCTCCATTAGAGCTTCAAGGGCCTGTTGTTCCGACATTGCTGCATGCTTGGCTTTTAAGCAGATGTCTCCAATCTTCGGGTTGATTTCAACATTAGCAGATGACGCTTTCTTGGAAACGACAGTCTCAGGTGTCATGTTTATAAATTTGTTAATTTTCTCCTCTACGATCTTTTTACGAGACTTGTTCTTGTCGTAGTATTCTTCTGCATTCTTCGGATCGAGCAATCCTAAAGCTTCCGAACGAACAAGTTTAAAAAGATCCATACAATCTGCCAAAAGCTTTGGTGTAACCTGATCTGTTAAACACACAGGGTCTTTTCCAGGAGGAATAACTACTGTGTCAATCATGTTGCCCGATCCCACCTGGAGAACTATATTCCCTGACTCCTTTCCTGTAAGTTCAGCAGATCTGTTTACTACCCATATTTCCTCACCTTCAGCGATGAGGTTCTGTAGGGTAAGTCTACGTTTTCTTGAGGACTTCACTTCCTTGCTCTCTTTGGTAGCCATGTTATTCTCCTTTTCGTTTCGTGGCTTAACAGTAGTTCCCTATGAACTACTGCCCAATTTCTATTATATTCTATAATAGTACACTTAAAAAACTTAATTACTGTTACAAAAATAATAGGGGATAGTTTATAAATAAAAAGGCATGCAAAATAGCATGCCTTTATGCATTATAATTGATTTTATTGAGGATTACTCAGATTTTTCAATTCTTTTATTTCTTGCTTCTTTACGTTTGTCTTTATTACTTCGGCTTTGTCGTTCCAATCTTAGTGCTTCTAATTTTTCTGCTGCCTTTTTCCGATTGGAAACAATGGTCTTTAGCCTGCGCTTTAGTGTTTCTTTCCTAGACTCAGACGATCTTCTAGCTTTCAATGTAGCATTTTCTGCCTTGTCTGCTTTTGTTGCAGGCTGTGCCTTATGCAATGCATCTAACCGTTTCTTTGCTTCTTGTTGGACTCTATGAAGCGCACGCTTTATCAAAGGAAGTTCACCCGCAGTTGCCTTCAACAGACGATCAGCATAATAATCTACTTTTTCAGCTAGATCAGCAAACCCTGCTTCTTCCAGTTGACTTGCAGCTATATCCAACTGGCTTTGTGTTTCTTCCCTGTTAAACTTCATTTCAATCCTCCTTTAGGTAAATTGTAAATACACGTGGACCACCTGGGAGGTTACTCCCAGATGGCCACATGTGAATCGATCTATAATATCAACTACTCGTTAAACCTTGGTGCCTTGTGCAACACCTGCAGGGTTAACAAGTACTTGTGCGATCAACTCGTACCAGAACCATCCCTGGCGTGGGCGACCTTCCATGAACTCATTCACCGGCTCGGAGAATAGCTCAACACGGATAGGCATACCACCCAGGTACTCTGGAGCGGTAACAGCTACAACCTCACCAGGCTGCAGGATTTCGAACGTCTGCGTACCTGCAGTAGTGATAATCATAGCGTTCAGAACGGTTCCGATATAGCCAGCCATGATCAACTCACGCTGCGTTACCGGGTCCACCTGAGTGGACAGGGTGTTCACCAAGTCAGATACTTCTTGACGGTGAATGATGTATTTATCACAAATCAGACGGTGGCGTTCAATCTGGTAACGAATTCCCTCTAGTGCTGCCAGGTTTAATGTAGCGAAAAACGTGGTGGTGTTCGTAGCATTAGCACCAGCCTGTAGAAGATTGATCAGAGCCAAATCTTCCTGGTACTCAATGCTCATACGCGCACGATCCTGCACACGTGCCAGGATGTCGTACTGCGCACGGTACTTATCTTTAATCTCAATTGATGGATAAGCAGTTACTTCGAACTCTGGCGGGTAGATGTACCTTCCCTCGACAACGGACTGCGGGGTCTGACCATCTTCTGCGATTACCCAACCCCGGATATACACGTCCTTGTCATAACGAACAATCTCACCGGCTTTAACTGTGCGTGGCGCAAAGACTTTTCTGGCAAGGCCCTCGTAGTCTATAACTTCTTTAATTGGGTTAAGCAGGCCCTGTCCAACCTGGCGGAAGCCCTCGCTTGAAGGATCGGAAAATGCTTCGCGGAGGATAGCATCGCTCTCCGCTACACTCATTCCCTCACCTGCGTAGGATGCGGTACGCTGCACATCATAAGTACCATCAGCCATACCGTCCAGCAGATGTTTAATCTTTTCGAGAACTTCAGTGTTGTTGCTGGCGTTAATCTCGCCTTGGTTGTTGAACATACGCTCAGCAGCCGAAACCTGGATATTTCCAGATTTGCCTGCTTTACCTACGTTCATTGGGTTGAATTCGTTTCCGGTTTTACGATCTATCGTCTGCACACCGGAAGCCTTCTTGCTGGTGTAAGGGTTAAACTTCATCACGCGTCCTCCTTAGACAAATGGTTAAAGTAACGGTTAAGACTCCCGGTTGTCTTACCTTACTGAGCCACCGTTATTTGCTGCACTCCCAAGAATGGGTCGTTAGCAGTTGGAACACTGAGTACACGACCACATACACTGGTATAACCAGCAACAGTCGTCCACTGACTTAGGTTATTTGAGTACAGAGGGGCATTCAGGGTGTAAGTCTGGTTTACATCGTACTGATCGGTATAAAGTTTAGCATCACCCTCTGCAACAGTAATCTTGCCCGAACCAAGCGTGTCATCAGGCTGTCTATCATAGTTTTGGCCTGCGGCAGTCCACTGAGTAGATACATTGTCCCAATATACCTGGGTCTGCTGAAGAGTATAGGTATAGTTGATTATTACAGCACCCAGAGCAGGGATAGCACCTGCAGCCAAGCGAGTGACTACACCGTTCGTTGTTGACACAGTATAGTCCACGCCCTGCGTGTAGATCGTTGTACCGGCAGCGTTTGTTACTTTAATAAAGGTAGTACCCAAAACATTGCCCTTGCTCAAATTGATAGTATTAGCGGCACTAAATGTTCCAGCTTCAACAGTGGTACGAATGTAAGTCAGTGCGCTGTCTTTCCAGAATGTACCAATTGGAACGGTGCCGCTTGCCGCTGTAGTAGCTACGGTAACGCCTGAAGCATTGGTTGCCAAAAAAGCAACCATTCCTGCCCAGATGTTAACGTTTGTGTCTACATCATAGAAAGGGCGGTCATACGCGTATCCTCTTTTTTTGTCTAGCATTTTACTTTCTCCTG